TCTGACGTAGGCGCAACCACTTTAGCAGGGTCAACCCACAAGCCAATGTAGTTAAATTCAAGGTAGGGAATACCTTTTTCTAGCATAACTTTTACGCTAGCCATAGCGCCGCGCATTGCATGCAAAGTGTCGCCCTGGTAAAAGTGTACCGTCGCGCTTTCATAGTCTTGCGCTGCTAAAACATATTCGACACTTGTGCCGGCTACAATAACTTCAGCAAAGCCCGATGAGCGCAATATTACGCCAAGCCCTGGCGCAGTACCTGCAACACCACTGCCTTGCAATTCGGCTTTTGCGGTCAGCAAAATATGCTCGCCCACTAAAATATCTTCGTCAGCACCCAAATAAGGCTTAACTAAGCCACGCTCTAGTGCTTCAGCTTCAAGCGGGGTTATTCCAACGTCTTTACTTAAGATCGCATTGGCTAAACCCGTTGGATTAGCGTCAGTGCCGTAAGTGGCTTCTAGCTTTATCAACAACAGTTTTTTATCAAATTTCATAGGGGCTATTCCTTAACTTTTTCAACAGCTTTTTCAGCTGCGGTGGCTTTAGGTTCGACTCGCTTAGTACTTTCAATACGGGTTAACTTGCCGGTTACTGGGTCTTTGGAAAAACTGCCGCCCGGTGTTTTGTTTAGCGCTGGTTCCGCTTTTACTTTTGCTGTTTTAGACATTGGATGCTTCCTCTAAATGCTCGGTTGAAAACTGCTCTAATTTCCAAAGAGCATGATCGTTTGCACCAATGGTTCTTGATGCGTCAAGTAACAAAGCGCTATGCTCTGCAGTTGGTGTAAAACCAAATAATTGTTCTCGGGTTTTTTTTGTCACCGCATAAGCAGAATTTAGGGCTTTACTGCCTGATAAGTCGTTTACTTTTTTAATACCAATAACAACGCCGATAATGGTTTTTACATTTTGTAAAGGCATGCCCATGTCACGAGCATTACCACCAGGCTTGCGGCTAACTTCAATCACGTAAGCAACCGGTGATTGGTTTAATTTGCTTTTTAAAGCAGCACCTAAATCAACTCCTTCTTCAACCACATTAAAAAGCTTTTTACCATTGAGCTCAGCATTGGCCAGTTGTTTGATAATTGAATTAATCATTAAATAAAGCTCTTTGATTTATCGCGGCCAAATACCGTACCGCCACTTTGCATTTCAGGTAAGTCAACACTGGCAACTTCAACACCTTGTTCGGTTTTACCTATGGTTAACGTGCCTTTATTTACTTTTTCTAAGTACTTAATGGCATTGTTATAGCGAGTAGTGATGTGGTCGCTAGGGGCATCGTCATATAAGTAGTAACGCGCAATATTGCAAGCAAGCGGCTCAAGTGACTCAGGCAACGTGTCAGCTGTGTAATTAAAACGTGATAAATATCCATCCATTTCAGTGCTGGCATCTTCTATCGCACGATTAAGCACGTTATCGTCGATAACGCCTAAGTTGTTACGATCAGTAAGTTGAATTAATTCATCTTCACTAAAGCGGTCAATTAAGCTTTGCTTGCTGCAATACAACATTGTTATGCCTCGGCTTCAGTATTTGAATTACTGTTAGCGTCGTCAACTTCAACAACCTTTACGTTTTCTTGATACCAAGCCCATGCGGCGTCACGTTCTGCGCCTGTAGGTGTGTGTTCTTCATTGTTAGCCGTAACGGTTAACTGATCACAATTAGGCTTTTTGGTTAATGGTGCTTCTTTGTTTAAGCCGTCGATAACGACAATCCAATGGTGAAGCTCTTGTGGTGCTAAAGAGTAATCAAATTCGCCAGGTTCAAGCGCGCAATTACCTAAATCGGCAAGTGTGTCTTCATGCACATACTTAGGAGGGTTTGCTATTTCTATTTCAAGTAATGAAATAGTTTCTTGTTGCTCACTGCATTGATTTACTAACTCTTCAATACGGCCTTTAAGCCTTTCATTATCATTACGTAGATCTACAACGTTGGTTTGTAAAATACGTTCAGATTTAATATGTGGTTCAATTTCAGCTTGGTTTTCCAGCTCAGCAACAACCTTCACGTTTCCATCTGCAGATAACAACTGAATTTGTTCTTCGGTTGCTTCAAGCTCGTTTTCACCTTTATCTAAAGAAAACCCCGCTCGACGGTAACCTGATGCCATAGCGCTTAATACGGTAATAGCGATAAGTGATTTTTTCATTTTATTGGCTCTTTATTTTTTGAAAAGAAGATAAAAAATAAGCCACCACTCCTGTTAGTGGCTTAACTAGGAAGAACGATTAACGGTTAACCTGTACCCGTTGAACCCACTGACAACTGCCATAAGGTATAACCAGCTACTGCACGTGCTTCAGCACCAAACTTCAATTTTTTCTTGCTAAACACGTCATCGCTATTTAAGTCAGTTTGACTAACAAACACAGGCGCTTTGCGGTTTTGATACAAGAAAGGCTTGATAGGACGTGAAGTACAATGCAACATCCACTGGGTATTACTGGTTAGCCCTGGATTAACAATGATGTTGGTAATTTCACCGAAATATGGGTTTACAGTTCCATCGGCAAACTTTTTACTGGTTGCTAACATACGGGCCGCTGTTGCAGATGCTCTTGATACTTCAAGCGTGTCAGGCACAATTTTTAGCTTACGGCCATGTTCATCTTTAAGGCCAGTCATCATAAGAATTGCAGCACCGATAGAGGCATCTGCTTCAGCTTTGTTTTCCCAACTTAACGGCGCTGTTAATTTGTTAGAAACGCTTTCATCTTCTTGTGTAACTGGGTTAAAAACAGGGTGGTCAGTGTCGTAGAAAAACTGATTGTCATAACACAAAGTCGTGAACGCTTTGTCTTTGGCTTCATTAATCAAGTCATCAGGTAACTCTTTAGCGGCTTGGCCACCATCACGCGCTTGAATGGAGTACTGGCCCATTTTGTCATCTTCGATGTCGTTACGATCAACTTCAATGGTGACTTCAAAATCTTCATTGGTTAATGAATATTTAGAGGCAGATAAACGATTTAGTACTTTTTCGCCAATCCATTTACGCATACGAGGAAAGCTACCAAACCACGTATAATCTTCAGTTTTTGTTGATGACGGCACTACCGTAGTTGTTTTCTCATATTGCGATTCGTGGGCTTCAAACGTTTTGTTGAAAATCGTTTTAATGGCCATGAATGCTGCTTGAATAGCGGCTTTATTTACAATCATGCTAGTTCTCCTTTTACCCAAATGCCATTGCTGTCGACTTGCATAATGCGACCTGCTAATGAACGTGTATTACCGCCATTGGTTTTGGCAACGGTTTCGTCGTCTTCCAAATAGCATTGATTAAATAAATCAGCTTGAGCAATCGAATCACCCGAACTGTTCTTAGCAAAAAACAAGCGTTCACGACGCACTTCAATACTTTTTTCGCCATTGCCACCTGCAGAATTGTCAACCGCTTCTTCTGCAATACCACCAAATTTCAAGCCCACTTTTGTGGTGGCTTTATTGGCGTAACCTGCATCAATGACTACAATGGCTCCGCCGTGAATAACTGCACCTGCAGCTAGGGCAAGCACAAGTAAATTGCCACCTTTTTGTAAGGTGCCTTTATCTTTAGATAACGCCATGATTATTCTCCTGTGCCTTTGGCTATTTCTGCTTTAAATTCTTCTTGAGAAAGCGCCATGTTTTTACACATGGCAATTTGCTCAGTGCTTAAGTTTTCACCCGAATCTTTATTTTTAGGCTTTTCTTTACCTTGGGTTTGAGTGGTTGTTAATGCGGCAATGGCAATTCGTGGCTCAAGCATGGCTTTTAATGCGGCTGAGCCTTGGCTTTGGCCTACGCTTTGTAAATAATCACGGTCTGCTTGGCCGGTAATTTTGGCCGCATTGTCTTTTAACAATTGGTCAACTGAGTTTTCATCAGTACCGTTTTTTAATGCCGCTAACTCAGCATTTACCGTGTTATAAGTCTCAACAGGCACAAACTTAGTTGGGTCAACGCCTTTTGCGCCCCCAGCTTTTAGCGAAGCAACATTTTGTTGAGCAATGTTTAAATCCTTTTCTAATTGGCCAGACTTATCGCCTTTAGTTTTTAAAGCGGCAATTGCGGTTACAGCATCGGCTTCAACTTTTTTCAATGCGGCAGCACTGGTGTCAAAATCTGCAGGGATTTCAATACCAATTTTGCCAAGCAATACCTTCAGTAGTTCAGGCATGTGGTTTTCTCCAGTAGGGTTAGTTTTATCGGGTGAATGAGGGTTTGCTTTTAAAGCAGCAATAGCTTTCATGCCATCAACCGCAGGGTCATTGGTTAAAGCAACGTGCATTAAACTGGTGGGGCGGCCTGTTTTAGTGTCGTATGAGAAAACTGCAGAGGTATAACGATACTCTTTGTCATCTACCGCTTTTTGGCCATCGGGTGTCCAATTAACATTTAAGGCAAATAAACCTTCGCCTTCAATGTATTCAAAGTCTTCAAACCAAGCTGCTGCAGGTGCAGGCTTACCATTTTCTTCGGTGTACATGGTTTGGTGTTCGTAATCAAAGTGGTAGTCGTTTGTACGCAAAGCAGCATTTGCTTTTAAAATAGCAAAGGCTTCTTTGTCCATTAACCACTTACCACCATCAACATCGTGAGGGCGTCCATCTTTAGATGAAAACTGACCACTAGGTAATAATTGCACTCGATTGTTTTGCGCATTATCAAGTGAGCCGACCGAAAAACTCAACACAGCTAAGGCTGTGTTGTTTTTATTTGTTAACGCCGAAATGGCGATAGTAGAGTTTTTAATTTTCATGCTGCCAGAATGGCAGCATGTCTTAGGTGTTAATAATAACTTGTATTAGTAATTGTTCTTGTAGGTAAATGAGCGGATAAATAAGGCTTTTTACGTGAGATATGCAAACAACAACGAAACCAAGCAAGCCAAGTTATTTATAAATGATTTACAAGCGATTTATAGCCATTAAACAAATGTAAACGAGCCAATGTAACCAAAACAGTATTAAGCTGCTTAAATCGCGTTTTAGGAGCCTGAAAGGTGTGAGCGCAATATGTCGAGTATTTCGGTTTCGTCTTCACCGCTGACGCCTAAGAAAGGTCTTGCGGGAATGTTTGCTTTGTCTCGTCCAAATTGATGTGTTGCCGCATACTCTAAATTTGAACCAAACATTAATTGGTTACTATTTACTTGATAACTGAGCGTATCAGCTAATGTGCCGTAGCCACGTAAAATCTTCTCTGATTGGTTAGTTAAATCTTTTTGCTCAATGGTGTTGATACTAAGCGGCTCCCATGGCGTGCCATCAGGGCTTAGTTCTTGGCTCATTCTATCTTGCGTTGATTCTAATATGTGCTCACCCATTTCATAAAACGCAGGAGCGAGATCTAAACCACGGGCAAGCATTGTGTTTAACGCTTTGGTAATGGCTTCATCACCCAGTAAATCGATTGA